TACTACAAAAAGCTGGATTTATGTTATATCCCACTGACTTTCCTGAAACATTCGGTATATCAACTTTAGAAAGTTTGTTATATAATACGCCTGTTATTACGTGTAACTTTGGTGCTTTAGAATCTACGGCTTTAGACTTAGCATGTTATAAAATAGATTATGCTTCGGTACCAAATAGCTTATTTCCTAATATTAATGAAGAAGCGCAGTCAGATCTTTTTGTAGATTTAGTAATTAATGCTTACAGCGACGACTACTTGTTATCTCAAAAAAGATCCTATTGCGGTGTACTTGATGATATTCATAGTTGGAGCAGCGTAGCTATACAATGGAAACAGCAAATATATTTTAAATTAGAAAAATATCTAAATGTAAATAAATATAAAAAAGCGCAGTATATTAACGATAAAGTGAACAGAGTTTTTAATAAAACATTTTTAAATGAAATTGAAAGGCAAGTATTAAGAAAAACAAGTGTTGAAAAAAGAATAGTTATAATTTCTCCTTTTAGAAACGCTGAAAGATATTTACAAACTCACTGCGAATCTATTGATCAACAAGATTATGATAACTATCTGCATATTATGATAAATGATGCTTCTGATGATGGAAGCGCCGATGTTCTTAAAAAGTTTGAGAATGACCAAAGGATTATAATAGATAACGTAGTTAGAAAGGGATGCATCGCTAATCAGCTTCATGTTATTAGTAAACACTGTAAGCGTGGTGATATTGTAATGCTATTGGATGGTGATGATTTTCTAGTAAGTAATAATAGTATTTTTAATTACTATAACGAGGTATATCATCAAGGGTTTAGATTTACTTATGGGTCATGCTGGAGTCTTGCTGACGGTATTCCGCTAATAGCGCAGGACTATCCTGTAGAAGTTAAGAAGGAAAGAACATATAGAGACCATCTATTTAATTGGAAAATTCCTTATACCCACTTAAGAACATGCGCAGCAGAATATTTTTGGGATATTCCTACTAGCCGATTTAAAGATGATGATGGAAATTACATTACCAGCGGAGCTGATAATCCGTTATTTTATGAGCTAATTGAAAAAGTCGAGTGGCAAAGAATAAAGGCAGTTAAAGAGATATTCTGCTACTACAATGATCTAAACCCGCTGAATGATTATAAAGTGAATTCCGAAGAACAAAATATAAACGCTAATCGGTCTTATGAAAAGATTCCTCTTATAGAGAATAATACAACAATGAATGAAACTAAAAAAATACTGATAGCAATTCCTACTAATGCTGGAATTGAGCCCGACACATTTAGATCAATCTATAATATGTCTGTCCCCGAAGGATATGAAACGCACTTTGAGTTTTTCTATGGCTATCAAATAGATCAAATTAGGAATCTAATTGCGGACTGGGCTAAAAAGTTTGATTACCTATTTAGCATTGATAGCGATATTATTGTGCCTAAAGATGCCCTTACTAAAATGCTATCCTACAATAAAGATGCGGTAAGTGGTGTTTATATTCAAAGATTCCATGATAAGCAAACTAGTGAATTATATTACTTGAAAGATGGACGTCATTTAAACTACCAAACAAATGAACTACCCCAGAATAGTGTAATTGAGGTTGATGCATTTGGTTTAGGGTGCGCTCTTATAAAGAGTGAGGTATTTAAAAATATAGATTATCCGCATTTTGTGTATTCTTCTGCATTAGATCACTCACAAACTTTATCTGAAGATGTATATTTTTGCATGAAGGCAAAAGAGAATAGGTTTAAATTATACGCAGATACAAGTATTATATGTGACCATATTGGCAAGCACAATTTTAAGGTAGGGTCTATGATGGCTTCTGAAGAAAAAGAAGCACTAGAAGTTAAAAAACTTACATATGATATTGAAGGAGATAACTTATATAGTACATCTAATGATCAAAAGACTTTGCTACTAGAAAATTGCAATGACGCGTCTCTAGACATACTTATTCCTCAGCATCTCATCGAATTCCCTAAATGTATTAGAATTGACTCACGAAAAAAGGAGTTAGAAATACTAAATGGATCAACACTGGTGTTAGAAAAATGCGAAGAAGTTGTAGTTAGAATTTTAAATGACCAACCTGATACGGATAACATACTTCAACATCTAGTTGATATGGAATTTAAGCTTATTTCTAAAGTAGAAAATGAATTTGACAAAGACTATTACTTTAGTAGATTATAACTATTATAAATAACACTAAGAATTTTAGCTTCAGAGGTCGCGATGGCAATTAATAGCAGAGACGAATTTATAGACTATATAAAAAGAGATTTAGGCGATCCTGTAATCGAGATAAATGTTGAAGAACAGCAGCTAGATGACCGCATAGATGAAGCTCTTGCGTATTGGAGAGAGTACCACTCTGATGCTGTCCATAGAACTTATATCAAACATCAGTTAACAGCAGAAGATATTACCAACAAGTTTGTTACTGTACCAAGTGATACTCTTCATGTCGTTCGAATGTTTAGTCCAGGGTCAAGCACTACTTCATCAAGAAATTTCTTTGATATAAAATACCAGATGCATCTGAATGACATTGCTGATTTGCATTCTTATATCGGAGATCTTGGATATTATGAGCAGATGCAGCAGTACCTATCGCTTTTAGATATGCAACTAACTGGAACGCCTCAAGTAAATTTTGTTCGTAGACAGTATAGACTCTATATACGTGGAGAAATTGAAGATAAAGATCTTCTTGAAGGAGATTATATAATTTTAGAGGCATATGCCTATATAGATGAAAATACATTTTCAAGTATATGGAATGATATTTGGCTAAAAGAATATGCTGTAGCTCTGGTTAAAAGGCAGTGGGGTACTAACTTAATGAAGTTTGATGGGATGCAGTTGCCTGGCGGAGTACAGATCAACGGTAGACAGATATATGAAGACGCTATGCAAGAAATAGAAAAACTAAGAGAAAGAATTAGATTAGAACACGAGCTTCCTGCAGATTTTTTCGTAGGATAACTCATGGCAACTAATTTTTATTTTAGTCAAAAAGTAAGATCGGAACAAAATCTTTATGAGGATCTAGTAATAGAATCTCTTAGGATGTACGGTCAAGACGTGTATTATATACCCAGAGATATTCTTGAAGAAGATAGGATTCTTAGCGACGATATACCTTCTCAGTTTAATTCATCTCATAGAATTGAAATGTACATTGAAAACATTGAGGGCTTTGACGGAGAAGGTGATCTTTTTACAAAATTTGGTGTAGAAATTAGAGATCAAGCCACGTTTGTGGTATCTCGAAGAAGATGGAAACAGCTTGTAGCTAGATATGATAATGAGGTTGAGGGCTCAAGGCCCTTTGAAGGAGACCTCATATATTTAGGACTAACTAAAAAATTGTTTCAAGTGATGGCTGTAGAACACGAATCGCCGTTTTATCAGTTGAGCAATCTACCGGTTTTTAAACTGAGGTGTGAACTATTCGAATATTCAGGCGAAATTATGGACACTGGTGTTGAAGAAATTGACGATATAGAAAGAGAATATTCTTATACATACAATGTAAGAACTGCAAATACCGATGTTAATTTTGAGGTAGGAGAAGAAGTAACTCAGACATTGGCAGACGGAACTGTAATGTATGGCGAAGTATCGTATTGGAAAGAATCTACTCGATCACTTTCACTTGTAGGTGTAGGATCAAATGATCCAGGTAATTTGCATACATTCGTAAGTGGAAGAAGTATTAACAGTATAAATGGTAGTGTTTTGATTGAAGCTGTGACAGAAGAAAATAATATATCTAACAATGAACAAAACTCAGACTTCGATACAATTGGAGATGGTTTCTTAGATTTCTCAGAATCTAATCCATTTGGTGATCCATCATGACAGAAATTTTTGATTTCGGATTTACTGCAGTAGATGAAGATGAGCTCGAAGCAGTTCAAAAAGTTGCGAGTGAAGCAACGTCAACTGAAGAACGGCTGAACGATTTATATAACGCTGTTATTCCTCTTTTGAATAACCTTAAAAAGAACCCAGAAAAAGATTACATTCTTTGGCCTAATAGATATGAAAAAGTAGAACAGTTTGAAACTCATTTACAACAGATTTATAAAGGTACACTTAATTAATGTTTAGTTATTTTTATCACCAGAGAATAAGAAAAAGTGTGGCCATATTCGGTACTTTATTTAATAACATATACGTTATTAGACAAGGATCGACAAGATCTTATAGCCAGGTTAAGGTTCCACTATCTTATGCTCCTAGTCGTAAATATCTAGATCGTATTAGGGAAAACCCCACACTAATCGATGATACAAATGTAGCTATTAAATTGCCGAGAATGGCTTTTGAAATTACTTCGATAGATTACGACGCAGGAAGACAGTTACCAAAAAATAATAATTTTCAAACTGTATCTACTGGCGGATCTCTAAGAGATAATTTTACATCTGCAGTTCCGTACAACATCGGATTTCAATTAAGTATTTTTGCAAAAACGCAAGATGATGCTTTGCAAGTAGTTGAGCAGATTTTGCCGTATTTTAATCCTCAGTATACTCTTACTGTAAAACCTTTCGATGAACACACTGACATAAAAGAAGACGTGCCAATATCTTTAGTTGGAGTAGACTTTGCAGATGACTATGAAGGTGCGCTAGAGCAGAGAAGGATTATAACATACACTCTTTCCTTCCAAATGTACATCAATTTTTATGGACCTATCAATAATAGAGGCGTTATTCGAACATCAATTACAAATGTATTCGATCAGAACGCTGGTTTGAGCGATAGCGATCTACTGATGGAGACTTTAACTACTACACCGGATCCTAGCGGAGTTATAGGTCTGGCAGATAGTGATTTTGGATTTAATACTGTTATAACATATCCGTGAACATAGGAGAAAAAGATGGCTGAAGAAATTGCTAAGTGTCCTAATTGTGGTCATGACTGTCACGAAGAAAGCTATGCGTGCAACGTAGATGATTGCGACTGTGAATCGTGCACCTGTGGTGGTTGTGCTATGGAATTTCCGGATAAAAGATAATGACAGATAATGTTAATAATGATTTTGAGTATTCTAGACAGATCTACCATGATCTTCTAGCCAAAGGTTCTGAGTCTATGGAAGAGATGATGGAAGTTGCGAGAGCGACTGAGCATCCTCGGGCTTTTGAAGTTTTGTCTAATATGATGAAAAACATAGCGGATATAAACGGTTCTCTTATGGACCTTCATAAAAAGAAAAAAGACTTCGATAAAACAGATGAAGCTAAGGAATTAGCTAACCAAACAACTAACAATGTGTTTATTGGTTCTACCAGTGACTTGCAGCGAATGCTATTAGATGATAATGAGGATGATAAAGTAGTTGACATTACAGACTATAAGAAGGATGAATGACACATATTTAGGCAATATGAACGTCAAGCGAGACGGTGTCACTCACAATTTTGCCAAAGAAGAAATAAAAGAATACTCTAGGTGCTTAAAAGATCCTGGATATTTTGCTACGCATTATTGTAAAATAATTTCTCTAG